TATCGTAATCATAAACAGCACTATCATATTCTAAGGCTGTGAAATCTAATAAGATTTCGCCCAAATCGCCTTCGCTTTGGGTAACAGTAATAATTCTAAATAGTTTATTTGAAAATCCATAAACAGAATTGGTAACATTAATAATATCACCGGCATTCAAAAGGATATAACTATAATCGGTTTTGAATTGGATAATCTTATCAACTCGAGCCTGTTTCAAAGTTTGTAAACCAATTTTAGCCGCTACTACCTGTTTATTAGTAAATGGTAAATTAATTTGGATTGAATTTGGAATCTCATTGGCATACAAATCGCCGCTTGGGATTTCGATTTTAACAAAATCTGTTTTATCCAAAATATCTGTATTTTGATATTTGACATCAGCAACATTATTCAATTGGATTAGGCTTGTACCACTAATTGAGATCTCGCCAATAATATTGCTATCATTGAAACTGGCAACACTTGAGCCTGCTTGATTAATAACAACCTTCCAAGCACCTGTATGAATATCATAAGTCATCCAACTAGATCCTGCTTCAGCAAGAGCAGTCATGTTGGTTAATACTTCTGTACCTGTATCTACTAAACCATTGATAGTAATTTGACTAGAAGTACTTTGATTATCTAAATCAGTATAGGTAAATCCTGTTGTACAATAAGCATTTAATTCATCTAGGCTATCAGCATCTATTTCTGCTGGGTCAATACCAGCACCATAGACTGTATTAGTCATATAATCATAAAGTACATCGCCAACAAGAGTCATATCACTCTTGATGCGGAATGTACAGTCTGGTAAACCACTAATGCCAGCATCTCTATTATAAGTTACTTCAACTATAGCATAGCAAAGGTCTTCCATGCTGTGTGTTAAAGAACTCCATCCGGGCATTGTTGAAAATGGACTCGGAGTTGTGCCAGCATAACCTTGAGGCTGTACACCTGTTTGGTCACAATAAAAATAAATTTTAATTAGATCACGAGCACTAATGTCCTGATTACCTGAACTATCTAATGTATAGTTAACAGTAACACCATCGCTTTTGAATACCACACGATTATTGTTTAAGTAAACACCTTCAAAGGTATAACTTGTGCCAGCACTTGTGCTTAATTTAGTTCCAGTAAGTTCTGCCAATGTTAGGCAGTAAGTCATTTTCTTGTAATCGGCACTTAATTGTGCGTCAGTGATATATCCACCAAAATATGCTTCACCGTACAATACAGGTATTTGATTTTCTGTACTTGGGTTTAATTGTAAACGCACACCTTTGTCTACAATTTCATTATTTCCTGTTGAAGTTGGTTCATTTGTTTTGCCTAATAATCTGCTAGCATAACCTAACAATGCTAACTTGGCTAGAGAACCAACACTACCTGATGCCCAGTTCCATAATCCACTAAAAAAATCCATTATGGTGCTCCAAAGTTAAAGTTGCTGTTGGCTAAAGCCTGTACTCTTGCCATATCTTGTACTCCAGGAAAGTCAACTTGATTAGTTCTTCTCCCGCTAGTTTTATTTGATAAAACCTCAACAGCACTATTACAGGTTAATGTAATTGTTGATGTAGCAACTCCGGAGCCTAAATCAACATCATCACTGATAGAATAGTTAGTAACAATGCCTTTGAAATGTAATTGCGTGTTACCACCGCCTAGGCTTAATGGTTGATGTGTTTGACTATCAAAATACGCACGATAAATCCAAATTTCACTACCTTTAATGTCCTCAGCCATTAGGTCACTAATGCTTCCAGATGGTACACCACTTAGGCCAACGGTTAATTCGCCTTTGCTTGGTTTTAGTTCGCTAGCAACACTGGACACACTTAATAAATTACCAATGTTGGTATAGGTATTGCCATTAAATGATAATGGAATATTATAATCACTAAGATAAGCAGTAGAAAAATCAGGAACAGCCCATTTGACCAATACTGCTGATTCAAGGCTTGCGTAGTTTCTTAAATCAATCATACCATATTCTCATAAAATACAAATGGCCCAGACCAACTAACTTGATCTCTAGCAAATAAATTCCAAGTTGGGAATTGTGTACAAATTACACTCCAACTACAATTAGGACCAACACGCAATGCTACACCGGTAGCAGTATTATCAATAACAGCACGATGTAGTGTTACTGAATTGCTATTATAGGCAACATCTGCGGCTACAGTATAAACGCGGCCACTTGAACCTAATTGAACCATATCACCTGCTCTAAATTTATAACCTGAACTAGTTGTTGGACTGGTAGTTAATGTGATAGTACTTGAACCAGTTGTAATACTAGCAACAAATCCTGTGTAATTTACACTATTACCTTGATATTTGCTTAACCAATCATGTCCACTAGCATTAAGACTAATGCTTGCGGCAGTTGTGCGACCTAATTTTTCAGCAAGGCTTATATTACTACGAATATCAGTCCAACGGATACCATCAGGTAATTTAACAGTAAACTTCCAAATGCCTGCTCCTCGGCTAACAGCACGGACAGTTTGATTTCTTGTTATACTTTGTCCTACTACTTCTGCTCTATCAATGCTGATTGATTCAGCATTATCTATAATCCATTGGAAACTCATTATGCTACTCCTGGTAATGTTCTGCGACCTTGTTCACTAACAGCATACAAGAAACTTGGATCTCTGGCTAGCATTTGTTTGAAACTCATTGCGTCAACAGCATTAATATTATAAACAACATTAGATCCACCGCCTAAGCCACTATTAGGAATCATTTGGCCGTTGCTTGATGGAACAAATAACTCTGGGCCACGCTCGCCTACAATATATGGCCTATTCATTGCTGCCGGGCCTCCTCCAGCAAGTATACCGGGTATTATTGATCCGCCTAATAATCCTCCTCCTCCGCCACCAGATGGATTTATACCTCCAAAGGTTTTAGCAATGAGTTGTTGAATTTGGCTGCGCATTAATACATCAATAATATTTTGTACAAAATCTTTCCAACCAAACTTACCTGTTTTGAACAAGTTCATTAACAAATCTTCCATACCTTGTGTAAATGATTGGAAAATGCGTTGCGCTTGTGTAGCGGCATTAGTAGCATTATCCACATATTCATTGAACGCTTGCGACCATCCTGTGCTAAATTTACGACTATTTTTATATTCTTCTTCGGCTGCGACCTTAAGTTGTGCTGAACCTTTTGCTGCCTCTTCATAATATTTCTTTTGTTCTTCAATAGGCATTTTAGTATTACGGCGTGCCTCTTCTGCCTCGATGGCTGATTTAGCACTGGCTTTAGCGGCAGCATCAATATCATAATATTTCTTTTGTAATTCAGGAAGTACTGATTTAGCAATATTATCTTGGATAGTTTGTAATTGGTTTGAACTATCTATTTCAGCCTTGATACCGAATAAACGAAATTGTTCTATTTGTTGTAAGCGGTTAGCATTTTCCATTGCCCTCTTAACACGCTCTGCTTCAATTTCAGTTTGTTGCTTAATCTTAGCAATTTGTTCATCATACTTGGCGCCAAGGCCTGCTCGTTGTTCTTCGGCAGTTAATGCTTCTTTAGCATCTCTTAATTTATCGATTTCATCTACACTACGCTTGTATAATTCTTCTTGGGCTTTGATTACATCGGAATATTCTTTACTCTTACCTAGTAATTGATTTTCAAGGTTGATATTATCAATAATGCGAGCATTTGCCTTGGCAAAGTTTTCACTTACTTGGGCAATTTCTTTTGCTTTCTTAGCATAAGCATCCTGAACTTCTCGTGCGGCTTCGGCAGCGGCCTTATCAGCATCGGATGCTTTATCACTATCTTTTTTAGCATCATCTCCCCAACCAAAGAACTTTTTAATACTTTGATAAGTTGCGTAAATGGCGGCACCTAAAGCACCAAATGCTAATCCTAGTTTTTCAATACTACCAAAGATTGCTCTAGCAACCGTTCCTAAGCCTCCCATGATGCCACCGGCCATGCTTAGATTTTTTAGTAAATCGGAACGAAGTATTGGATTAAACATTACACGGAATAATCCAGCAACATTACCTGCTACTTCACCGATTGCTCCAAATAATGCTGGTATAGCACCAAGTACTGCTACAGCAATTTTACCTACTCTAAATACTGCCCATAGGCTTGCTAGTGCTACGCCAAAGTCAATAATCCATTTAATGGCTGATTTTGTAAAACTACCAAATTCTAGTAATGAGGCCGCTAAGTCACTAATGGGCTTAAGGCTTGCTAGTAACTCAATTTTTAATTGTCCTAATACACGAGATAAGTTTTCGTTTGCTTGTGCGGCAGCGGCAATTGCTGGAGCATTTGCGGCTTGTTCTGCTTTGTATTTGGCATAATCTTCTTGTAAGCCCTTAAGATCAACACCTTTAAGTGCGCGGCCAAATAATTGTGTACTTAGGCTTGCTCGTAGGCTAGCATTGTCAATTTGTGATAACTCTTTTAGAACTTTATCAAGTAATGCTTGTTCACTCAGATTACCTAAATCTGTTAAACTAACATTTAATCTACGGAAAGTATCCTGAAGTTTAGCGGATCCATCCGCCGCTTCAGAGATATTGCTAGTAAATGTTGCTAGTCCAGTGGCGGCGGCATCGGCTCGACCGCCGTTATATTCTAATGCCTTGCCAAAGCCAAGTACACTTTCAATAGCAAGATTATTTGCTTTTGAGATATCATCGATTTCATCGGCGTAACTAGCAAGTTGTTGTAATACTGATCCTATGGCTAATCCAGCAACAGCAGTTTTTAGTTTATCAAAGACTGCCGATGTATTTGATACTGATTTTTGTAATCTTTCTAATGACTGTATCGCAGTATTAGTTGTTACATTTACACTATAATCTAATGCGGCCATAATTATTTCCCAAATATTCTTTTCATTTTGGCTCTAACCCAGGCTTCAAATGGTTTTGTCATACCCTGGGGTGCCTGTCTAGACCAACCATGATCTAGTCTTGTAGCGTAAGGATAGTCCGCATGAATAGTATTATTATTTTCCAATTTTGTATGTCTTCTAGCATTACCTGTCCTAGCAGGTGTTAAGTTGATATACTTTCCTTGGGCATCTTTTGGATAAAGGTATAACTCTTTACGCATTGATTTCAACGCTGAACTAAAGTTATCCTTTACAGTAATATCTATTTTCATTTTTCGCTCCTCGCTCGCTCCATCATTGCCTTAAGTTGTTCTTGTGACAACTTTGGAATAGGTTTAGCATGTTCATTGCCTTGTTCGGCACGATCATGTTGATACTTACTCCACTTCGCACTAAGATCTAATACATGTAAATCAAATGTAGTGCCATATTCTAATGCTTGACTGGGTAAGCAATTATATCTGTGAGCGAGGTTATCAATAGTCAATAACATAATTGTTTCTTGACTGTCCCAATCTGGTTCCTCGCCTATTACTTTCCCAGTGTTTCTGTAATCTTAGAAATTGCCGCAACTAAAAGTGAAGTTGGTAGCATGTTTTCTTTTGTTATAATCTCTTTGCCTTGCTCATCTAAAATTAAATTTTTAGTAATACCAATTAAATCGCCCATATTGTTATCTTTGACACTGGCCAATTTCATAAAAATATCAAGTGGTTGGCGATCCCAAGTCCAAAATTCTACTGGCTCTCCGAAATCTTTAATCGTGATTTCATCATTAAGTTCAAGTTTAATTAGTTGGGGTTTTGCGGCTAGTTGTGAGAGTTTCATCTGTTAATCCTTTTGTCTGTTAATCAATTCATTTACAACAACTAATAAAAAGCCTAATCTACTAGTTGCTTTATCTAGATCTTGTCTAGCACATTTTATTTCATTCGAAGCCTTTGCGACTTCTGCGAGAAGACTCTGTTCTAATTCTTTGTCTGTCTTTTGATCTAAAATGTTCATCTGTTTACCTTCGTATGTATTTATTTTATTCATGAAAATAGGGGATAAAATCCCCTATTCCCTTGATCTTAATTAAAAGATTAAGTTGCGCTAATTGTGTATTCGCCAGATACAGTAATTGTAACTGGAGTAACCCATACAGGGCTATCAGCACTAACAGTTGGTGCTAGACCAGTGATGTAACCTACACCCTTGATATAGCGGTCAGCAGTTGCTTGATTAGAACCGCCTTCAACAAACTTCAAAACAAAGTTGATCAAAGTCTTATTGCGTGAGCAACCCATTAGACCTTGTTCAGCAATAGTGCCTGTTGCTGTTGCTGCTAGACTTGTACCAAAGAAAATCGCATCATCAACAACCAAGTTCATTGCGATACTGTTTGTAGCAGTAGTAGCAACTTGCTTTTTAGCAGATGCGTCTAATTGAGTCCAAGTGAATACATCGTTAGATGCGTTAATTGTAATGTTTTGTAGGCCAGCAATGTTTAATGCTCCTACGCCTTGTGTTACATCAGAGGTAGAATCAGCAACATCTAAACTCAAAGTGATTTGATTAGATGATCCTGGGCCTGGACTGATATAACTTGGTGATGTGTATGACATAGTTTATCTCCTAAGTGGTCATGTTATTTTCGTGAATCTAAATTCAAACTCTGTAAGCATGATATCATTTTCAAAACTGGTAGAATTGTTAACTTCTCTGCGATAGTAATCGAGGTCAGTTGTAACATTCTTACCTGCTTGGATACTAGATACTACGCTCAAGTAATTGGATGGTAATTGTTTTGCGTCTGTAGTGAAATATAGTCTGACAGAATGAATTTCACTGTCAATACTAGAACTAAAAGATTGTACTATGGGTTCATTAGAAAGTTGTTCTAAATCAACATAGATACGCTTTAAGTTTTTCATATACAGTGGAATGCCAGAAGAACTATAAGGCAACTCATCGGAAACATTAAAGTTTGTAAATTGTTGCGCTTTAAGATAGTCTAGAATCTCTGATCTCATCGTATTCTTCTCAAGTTAGCATAGCCTGGACTCTTTTCATCACTAGCGATTGTGCCGCTAGCATCAAAATCATACCAGTCACCGGCAGAAATCAACTCACCGAGTAAACTATCAGCCTTACCTGTATAGTAACCCATCTTTTGACGCTCCGCATTATCTTCCGTACCGAAATCAGCAACTTTTGGCAATATGAATTCACTTAACGCTGTGTAAACACACAAGTCAGTAAAATCATTTTGTCTTCCTGTGATTTTTTCTGGATCTAATGCTGGAATATCTGCTGTTGTAGAATAGGCAGTTGAACTATCACGCTTAACATAATAACTCTGCCACCAACCACTAGAGCGTATCTTTGTAAGAATACGCTCTGTGGCACGAATCAATAAAGGTTCTACTACATCTTCAGACAGGCTTTCATTTGTATCAAATAGTCGTGAATCACGGTCCACAACATCTTGATACTCAGCAAAACTGATTACAGTTGTTCCATCATTAATGAAAGCCATCTTAACTCTCCAATCAGATGCTTGAATCCATCTTCAAGTAGCGGCCTAGACCATCTTGAAGTTCACCAACACCATAATGGCAACTAGCAACAACTTCAGTGCTTAGGTAGTCAATACGACGAGCAGTTTCGATGTTAACATCACCAATCATAGCAAGACCTAAAGCATCACGGTGGAATACAGCACCAGGGAAGTCGCCAGCGTTAGTGTCATAATCAATGTTTGAAGTTTCAAACACTGGAACACCTGCTAACATACCAACAAAGCCATTTTCCATAGCAGAGTTAGCAACATTACCAAATGCGCCTGCTGTGAATGCCACATTGCCATTTGTTGTCAATGCTTTCTTCAAGTCATAAGCGATTTCTGGGTGTAATACGCAAACCATACCTGCTGGATCAACACCTTGGCCGCGTAGTTTAGCAACGCTTTCAAAGATGTCAGCGGCAGTGATTTGGCCTGTGTAATCACCTTTACCTGCTGAGAAACCAGCAAATAAAGCAGTTAAGTCTTTGTCAATCTTACGAGCAATACCTTCGCCGAATAAACGGCCTAGGTCTGCTACAACATTACTAGCACTAGCAGTGACTGACAAATCAGAAACCATAGTACGAATTGCGTTTGTAGCAACAGTCAATGTAACACCACCAGTAGAAACTGCTGTGTTAGCAACGATGTCACCTTCTGTGATAGCAGCCGCAGCCACAGTTGGATAAACTGGAACTGTTACTGTCTTACCTTGGCCAGCAGCCAAAGTGTAGTTCTTAACGAGACCGCGCATAATAGAGCGTTCGTTTGCTTGATACATTGCTTCAGCAACGATGCTTGGCAATAAGTCATTTAGAGTTGTGGTTGTTGAACCGGCCATAATAAATCTCCTTTAGTAATTAGGCTAATCCGTTTGCCTTACGATAATCTGCGTAAAGTTTACGGTGTTCTGATTTAGACATATCTAATTTAGATACATCCAATTTTCCGCTGTTTCCGCCAGAGATATTTGACTTGGTATTAGTCGTTGCTGGTGTAGCAGATTTGAAGTGCGGATTCGAATCCAGGAATTCTCGCACTAGGTCATCTACTCCTAATGGTGCTCCACTATCACTATAGCGTACACTACCTTTAGCGTCTACGACTTCTACATCACCATCTTCATTAAGTCTTACTTGATTTGCTAATAATGCTTTTACTTGTTCCGGAGCAACTGCTTTATAGTTTGCGGCGGCACTGAGTAAAGGAGTATTAACTTTGTATTCCTTAATGATGCTATCTCTTTTTTGGATTTCAGCATCCTTACGCGACGCAAGTTCTTGTAGGGTTTTTTCAAACTCACCACGCTTGATTTGTTCTGCCTGTTGTTTCTTAGCGGCTTCTTCACGAAGTTGTCTAAGTTCTTCAGGATCTCCTAAATCTGCGTATGGCTTAAGAAGTTTCTTTTCTAATGAACCACGCATACGGGCCATCATGTTATCTACTTCTTCCTGACTATAAGTCTTTGTCGCTTGTGCCTGATTTTCTACATCTAGTGTTGCCGCATCAGTTGCGTTATTTGTATTGCCAATGTTTGTAT